GTAGTGCACCGTTGACATTGTGTTGTTCTACTGCGAACGATGCACCTAGTGCCTCTGGTGTCGTTCCCTTGGTCTGCTTTGCTTTGCTCATTCTAGATTCTCCTTGGTTACTTGCTAGTTACTCGAATAGTCCCTAGTCCCCATATACTATGCACGTACCATGCCATGTATGCTATAGTATTCATGTTGAACATACCTTTGTTTTCATAACTCATTGATTTGTAATGCTTTAGGTTTAACATACCGAGAATGTATGCTTTATGCTTACATAATATCTGCACCATATCTGTGCATTTTGCTTATCATTTTTATATATTGCACCATGTATGTGCTTCATGTGCGAATGTTGCCCTATAATGGGGCATATTGTGTGACAGTAACCCATAGGTACTATACTAGGTGTTTTCCCTGTAATGCTTATGGTTTCAGTTACTAGATAGTTACCTAGCATTGTAGTACTTTGGGTTGCAGGTGGGCTATGTGGTTGCCACATTAGTACTCATACCACTAAAGTTTACATACGTCCCCTGTAAGTGCTTGATTTGTAGCACAAAAGTACTACCGGGGGAGGGGACAACTTGTGCCAATATATGCGGAACCCATAAGCATACAAAAAAGGGCTAAAATAGACCATAAATGAGAATTATTCGCATTAAGAAAGTAGCTCGTAAGTTGTTGATTTATAAGGAGAAAAACACTTAAGAAGAAAGTATAATGAAAGGGGACATAATGGGGATTAGACTACCAAGTCTAAACGTACAATGTGTAGCATTAAAGCAACAGAAAGAGCTTGACAACAAGAACAATGTGTGGTATAATAAATACATATAAGCAATTAAGGAAGCTTATTTAATTATTAACTTAATAAGCTTAGACTTATATGTAACTATGTAGTTACTTATGAGCTGCACAGATTGGCACAGAAGCTGCACAGAGAGGCATAGAAGCCGCACAGAAGGACATATGGATATTCCTGTTAAAAAAAGAGGCCGTCCCAAGAAGACAGACATTGTTGCTAAAACTGCTGGCAAGAGGAATGCTGTTGGTCGTCCTAAAGGGGAACAGGCCATCATCAATGAATACAGAGCTAGGATGTTAAACAGCCCCAAGAGCGAGAAAGTTCTTGAGGCTATTTATGGAGCTGCCTTGGATGACAATCACAAGAACCAAGCAGCCGCATGGAAGCTCATCATGGACAGGCTTCTTCCTGTTAGCCATTTCGAGAAAGACAAGAATGGTGGTGGCAGGGCTGCTGTGTCTATCACTATCACTGGTGTTGGTGGAGAGCAAACCATCATCTCAGGTGGAGAAGAAGAGGTTATTGATGTCTAAAGATGTTGTTGAACAAAAGCTGAAGAAGCTTGGCTACAGTGATGCTGCTGTTGCTGCCATGCTTGGAAACATCGCTGTTGAGACAGGGGACACCTTCAATTACAAGACGAAGCAAGAAGGAGGCCCCGGCTATGGGCTGTTGCAGCTTGACTTCTTGAAACCACATTATGAAAAGTGGAAGAAGCAGAATAAAATAAAAGACAGTGCTGATGCTCAGCTTCGTTTCTTTCATGACACAGTTTATGGGAAGAGCCAGAACATCATTGGAGCAGGGAATGCTGCTAAGTTGAGAAATGTTCTAGAGACAGAACAAAACCCTGCTGTGCTTGCAGATGTGTTGGCTAAGGAATGGTTTAAACCTAATCCAGAGCGTAACCCGAAGTATGATGAGAGAGCTAAGTATGCTTTGGACATCAGTGGTTATGTTCCTCCTGTTGTCCCTGTTGCTCCTCCAGCCCCTGAACCTTCTTGGTGGGAAAACCCCTTCATAAAAGCTAAGAACACTTTGGGGAGTTTGTTTGACTAGTTTAGATATTAAACTTCTCCCGTGGCAGCAAACTGTCTGGAATGATAAGAGTCGTTTCAAGGTGGTGGCTGCTGGACGAAGGACAGGTAAGAGCCGTTTAGCTGCCTACTTGTTGTTGTTCAATGCCTTGCAAGCAGAGAAGGGACATGTGTTCTATGTTGCCCCTACACAAGGACAGGCAAGGGACATTATGTGGCAAACCCTGCTTGAGGTGGGACATGCTGTCATCTCAGGAAGCCATGTTAACAACTTACAGGTTAAGCTTGTTAACGGAGCCACCATTAGCTTGAAGGGTGCTGACAGACCAGAGACTATGCGAGGAGTGTCCTTGAAGTTTCTGGTGATGGACGAATATGCAGACATGAAGCCAGAGGTGTGGGAGCAGATTTTACGTCCTGCCTTGGCTGACCAGAAGGGACATGCCTTGTTCATTGGAACACCAATGGGCAGAAATCACTTCTATGAGCTGTACCAGTATGGCTTAAAAGGAGATGATAGTACATTCAAGAGCTGGCATTTTACCAGCTATGACAATCCTCTCATTGACCCAGAAGAGATTGAGAGTGCTAAGAAGAACATGAGCAGCTTTGCCTTTAGGCAGGAGTTTATGGCTTCGTTTGAGGCACAGGGTGGAGAACTATTCAAGGAAGAATGGGTACAGTTTGATGAAGAAGAACCTGATGGGGATTTTTTCATTGCCATTGACTTGGCTGGCTTTGCAGATGAGAGCAAGGGAAGCAAGAGCAAGAAGCTGGATGATAGTGCCATTGCCATTGTTAAGACCAGTGGCTCAGGTTGGTATGTTAAGGATATTGTCTTCGGAAGATGGACAGTTGAGGAGACAGCAAAGAAGATATTTGCTGCTGTTAAGAAGTATGAGCCTGTATCAATAGGCATTGAGAAGGGTATTGCTAAGCAAGCAGTGATGCCCTATTTGTCAGACATAATGAGAAGAACACAGACGTTCTTCAGAGTGGAAGAGCTTAGTCATGGAAATAAAAAGAAAACAGATCGAATTGTATGGGCATTACAAGGGCGTTTTGAACACGGTCAAATTGTCCTTAACAAGGGAGAGTGGAACATACAGTTTCTTGACCAACTCTTCCAATTTCCAAATACTCTTGTGCATGATGACTTGATTGATGCTTTAAGCTACATAGAGCAGCTCAGTAAGCAAAGCTATGTAACTGACTATGAAGAAGAAGAATTTGAACCAATGGACGCTATAAGCGGATACTAATGGATACATGCCCTCTCCCCTTACGCAGTAATGAACTTAATGTTCGTAATCATCTTAAGACAATTAAAGAGCATGGTCTTGGCCCTGCTGATCCACGTCAACCTAATGAAGCTTTTTGGAAAGATAAAGCTAAGAAGTGGGGAGTGACAGAAGGAGATGCTCGTGGTAGGCTCTGTGCTAATTGTGAGCATTACTTAAATACTTCATTGATAACTGGCTGTATTGAAAATGGCCCTGCTAAGAAATTGAAAGCTTCTGCGCTTCCTCTTTCTCCTAAGTGGGCTGACATTGAAAGTAAACCAGTGGCCTATTGCACATTATATGACATCACTTGTTCTCCTGTGCGTACCTGTGATAGTCAAGAACTTGGTGGCCCTATTGATGATGTAAAACAAAAAGCTTTAGAACTAGCACAAGCTGTGGGTAATTTTGATAACGAACTTGAGGCTGAATAATGAAATTTGATTCTGAAGAAACTTATAATAGCAGCAGCCTTGCTGGTTGGGTGATTGAGAAAGCCGATAAATGGCGTGACCATTATGTCGGTAATCACCAAGAGAAGTTTGATGAATACTATCGCCTCTGGCGTGGTCAGTGGGATGCTGCTGATCGCACACGAGAGAGCGAGCGAAGCAAGCTAATCAGTCCTGCTTTGCAGCAAGCTGTAGAGAGCAGCGTTGCAGAGGTTGAAGAAGCCACCTTTGGACGTGGTAAATGGTTTGACATCTATGATGACATGCGTGATGGTGAGCGAGAAGACATTGCTTTCTTGCGTAATGCTCTGGATGAAGAATTTAAATACACCAAGACACGTAAAGCTGTAGCTGAATGTTTGTTAAACGCTGCCGTGTTTGGCACAGGCATGGCTGAACTTGTCCTTGATGAGGTGCAAGACTTCACACCAGCTACACAGCCCATCCTTGATGGAGCCATGCAAGCTGTTGGTGTGACAGTGAAGCCTCGTACAGTGGTGAAGGTTCGTCCTATTCTGCCACAGAACTTCCTAATTGATCCTGTTGCCTCCTCCATTGAAGAAGCTTTGGGCGTAGCTATTGACGAATTTGTCCCTAAACACCAAGTGGAGATGCTCATTGAGAAGGGTGTCTACCG